GTGCTTTTTGATATCAAGTTTTGCGTTATACACTGTCTGCGGAACTTTTGGTGCGCCATACAAATCTTGTTGTTGTTTAGCCCACAACTCACCAACTCTTTCCATGAACTTTTCTGATTCAATGGGACTTGGGTTTTCCGCTATAAGCCGAGTTGGTTTAACACCCTTCATAACTTTTGATGGCGCTGCTGGAACTTTGCCACCAGTTGGCATTGTCGCTTTTACCGTTGTAGGCGTTGGGTTAGTCATTGTTGGGGTTGGTGCTTTAGGTAACACCCCAAGTATTTTTGACTTTTGGTTTGGTGGAACTTTTCCTGTTGCCAAATATTTTGGGTCTGACGAAACATTGACTAACGGTGTGTACGGTTTCGGTTTGTTACCAAACTTTCCGTTAAGTGCTACTTGACCTTGCCCATTAGGGTTTCCGTTATAGTTAGGGTTCTTAAATATGTTGCCAGTCTTAACTGATTGCACAAACTCTGCATCGTTGTTAACGCCTTTGCTGGTCACATTTTTAGGTGCGACTTTCATCTTGGAGCCGGGTTGGTCTCCTTTTTTGAATGTGAAATTTGCTTTAGCAACAGAAGCAGGTTGCGGTTTTGAGCCTGTGGTGTCGTATTTACCTTCAGCGTCGCGTGGTTGATTAGGTGCTTCTCGTTGTTCTACGAGGTCAAATAAGTACATGACACTTTGATTAGTCCGCGTCAATAGTGATAATGCGGATTATTTCTGTTTCACCTGAAGCGCAAATCCCCCACAACCCATCTCCTAGAGGAAGTCCGCCTTGAATAGGTGCGCTGTGTTTGACAATCGGGAAACCTTGGTCAGCAGTCACATCAGACCCACCAATGTAAACAGTGTTGTTTCCTTCAATCTGTACAAATACAGGGCGGTTGATGTTGTCTCTTGGAACTAACTCAACAACCGTGTCCGTAACCGTGACTTTGTATGCTCTCATAATTACCTTTCAGGTGGGAGTGTGTCTTTACCAATAACTGGTGTAGCACTTGGCGCTACAAAGTTGTCTCCGCCTTCATACGGTTCCATGCCTTCAGTTTCTCGGGCTTCGTTAGGCGACAAAGTTCCACTCATGATTTGTATTTGTTGTGCCTGTACTCGGGTTAGCAAGTCGGCACGCATGAACTCGTTTGAGTCAAACTTGATAACGATTGGGTATGGAAACATCTCTGACAATGTGTCCTCAATTCGTCGCATCCAAGGAAGCAAGGTGTGTCGTACAAAGTTGATACCAGCAGATTCAATGTTCTGATATGTCTGACTGTCTCCGCCTGTGCCAAGCATTAGGTGAAGTGGAATGCGATATGCACGAGCGATGTCGCGAATGATTGAATCCCTGTGATTCATTGTGTCCATGTCTGACGCGGAAGCGGTAATCGGTCTCCACTTCAAACCGCCAGTAAGAACTGCAGGCCTACGGCGTTTCCAATGCGCCTCTTCCCAACTGTCGCGAACAATTTTTGCTTGTTCAGGTGTTATCTGTCCGTCTGTTTCTAGTACTGATGATGGGGTAGCTCCGTCACCATAGAAGCCTGCAAGGAAACGGTCAACGGCAATCATCGTTCCGATGCTGTTACGCAAAGCCTCTAGTGGGCTGATACCGCGAACTTGTCCTGGCATACGCAACCAGTTGATTTGATGCACTTCCTGACTAGTGAATCGAGTTTTGTTGTACTCGTACTCAACCGTGTCGGATGTTGCGTGTACATAAACTTTGTCGGGATGTAGATTTCGCATTTCTAACGGGAAGCCGTTGGAGTCTTTAGGTGCATAGATAAAAGCGACACCATGTATTGCGAGTGACGCAACGGTTTGGTGAATGAACTCAAACATGAGTTGATGGTCGTTTGGTCGCACTAACACCGATGGTTTTGGTGCAAGCACTAGCCGTTTTGTGCGTTGGCGATACATCTCTACTGGCATGGTTGCTATTGAGTCAGCCAAAAGTGTGACTGCAGCTACAACAGCAGATGATGTAAATGCTGTGTATTCGGTTACAAGTTCGCCTGAATAGTTAGCGAAAAATGGTCGCGCAGTAATTTGATTCGGGTCAATAGATAGTGGAAGTGCTCTCTGTTCTATGTTTTTACGCCATATAGCCATTATTTAGTCCCTGCTTCAACTGCCAAGATGATTAGTGCTCCAGCCAGCATTATGCCGACAGGCTTCAACATAAGAAACGCGCCATAAGCAAATATCACTCCGCCGAATACTTCTATAACTGTTGATAAATACTTTTTCATTACTGCATCTCCCAAATATCCACGATTTGAATAGTACCTTGTTCTTCTGCCCTGCGTGTTGCTCTATCTACTGCCATAACCATTGCAATACAAGCGTCAATCTTTCTTTTAGATTTGCCTTTAGACAAACGCCAACCTACATCAGTCATTCTCTGTGCTGCACTTAGCACTTGGTCGGTGAATGTTGGTGAACCGTCATGTGCGATTTTGCCGTTAATAATCATCTCGTATGTATGCCCACAAGCGGGAATCATGCGACCACCAGTTTGAGGGAACTCAACCATTGGAAGCCCATCGTCAGCAAGCACTTCTGCGGAACGCTGAAAATAAGCAGGGTCGTAAGCGATTTCTATAACATTTAGGTTGCGGTGCAAGGTGCGGAGATAGTCCTCTATTTCGTGAACATCAACTCCCGTGTCTTTTGGGAACCAAATTTTATGGTCTAACACGATTGTGCCTTCTTGAACTTGTGCAATAACAATTGCAATAGAGTCATGCTTCAAAGCCATGTCAACACCAACGAAGCATTCATCGGTTTCGTTAATTGTTTTGTCGGACACCAACTTCTCCCACGCTCCAGGTGGAAGCCAACTTTCTTCAACTCGCACCCATTGGTTTAGACGGAATCGGCGAAACGCTGCTTCAGTACTTTGTAGCGCAGATGATTCCATGTCCTCTTCGCTTAATAACCCTTCAGCCAAGTTCGGGTTAGATGAACGCCATTGTTTTTTGTCATGCAGTTTGCAATCTGCTTCTGCTTCCCACCAAAAGAAACCAAATGCAGGGTCTTTTGTTTCTCCTGATGCACAAGACTTTCCGTAGTCATACAACCTTCCGCAAACAGTGTCTTTGTCGTATCCGGCTGTGGTGATGGCAACTACTAATGGGTCTAATCGCGCACCCGAACCGAGTGTCAACTGGTCCCAAAGGTCCTCGTTTGGTTGAACCCACAACTCGTCAAAGATAACCATGCTTGGGTTTAGACCTGCTTGGCGTTTAGCGTCAGCGGAAACAACGCGATACACCGCAGAAAAAGCGGGTACTTCTATTGCGTCTCGGTAAACCTTGCAGGTTTGTGAAAGCAATGGTGACTGCACAACTTGTTGTTTTGCTTCATTGAATACAATTCGTGCTTGTCGGCGGTCGCCTGCTGCTGAATACACTTCTGCTCCTGCTTCACCAGCGAGCATTCCGTACAAAGCAAGTGATGAACCCATAAGTGATTTGCCTTGTTTGCGTGGCAAACCAATTAGTGCTCTGCGATACCGAAGTCTGCCATTATCTTTACGGCGTTCAAGCAAAGCATTAAGTAACCATTGTTGCCATTCGGTAAATACCAAAGGTTCGCCAGCGCGAACTCCCTTAGTCAACGACAGATATCGCTCTGCAAACTCGGTTAAGTCTTGACCGTCAGTAAGCGATGATTGTGGTGGAGTGAAGTAGGTTGGTTTCCACTTGGCTTTAGGCGGTCGCACGACGAGAAGCAACCTTGCTACGGAACGCTTCTAACTCATTCATTGGTGCAGAATTACCACCAAGTCTTGCCCTGTCCGTTGGGGTAAAACCTAATGAACCTAAATTCTGTGTTATCAACTTCTCTAATGCTCTAAGTGATGCACGGTCACGCCAGTCGCCACCGTTTAAGAGCCGAAGTCTAAGCATCGCTCTCTCATCTGTTTGCTCGCAAATAATCATGACCATCTCTGCATCTGTCTCATATCGCAACCATCCAGCACCACTAGCCCAAATGTCTTTCCAAAGTTTTTCGCCTGGACCAATGTTGCCGTCAACACCATGAATAAGAAAACGATGTGGTTCAGGGGATACACCAGTAACAGCAATAGGTTCAACGACAGCAATTTTTGGTAACGCTCTTTTGCCTGGGTTGCCAATGCGTTGCTTTTGCTCAATTGGTTTAGGTTTTCTTCCTCGCGTAGCCATTATTTGTTTACTCGGTTTCCTCTACGGCTATTGCATGAGCGATGTGCTGGCAATAAAAGGCTGTCGGGGTCTGCTGGCACAACATGGTCTGCGGTCCAAGGGTCATGGTCTCTTTGACCACCACCGCATATCCAGCATTGTGTTGCATTGTCGCGAACCTCTTTAGATTTTCTTTGATAATCCCCTTTGTAATGCGGGCGTTCTTTCTTGGGTCTAAGACTAGCCCTGCGAGCAAGTGTTATTTGATGTTTCGCTTCGCATGGTTCACATCTCGTTCCAGTGCCTAATTTGCCACACCACAAACAGGGGCGTTGAATTGGCATTACGCCATTTTGGTTGGCGCGTGTACACATCCAAGTTCAGAAAGTTTCATCAACTCACCTTTGATGCCACATACACCGCACTCAACTTCTCCAAGGTCAGAAGCAATAGACGCGTAATCCACAAGTTTCATTCGCTCAGGGTCGGAAGGCTTTTTGTGGCGATATCCAACTGCAAGAATGTGATGCTCATCAATAGCACCAACAGCGTGTGGATGTTCTCCTGGCACAAAGTAAACCTGACCTGCTTTGGTTGGGTAAATCTTGTTATCAACTGTCATCGTGCCACGACCACTAATGATGATTAGCAAGTGGTGACCTGGGTGAGTGTGTGGTGGGAAACCCGCTCCAGCAGGAACGCTGATGTGGTCAACTCCTAAGCCGTGAGATGAAACTAAATCCCATGCAGTTGCTTCTGTGTTGTGCATTTCAACTGGACCTGGTCCAAGCAACGGTGACAACGAACCGTCAGGGTTTGTTGTAGCCCATGTCGCGATAACGAGATTGCCGTCATCGTCTTTCCAATCAAAGTCTCCACCAATCATTTCTTTTTCGCTTTCTCTTTAACTACTGGAACCCACGCTGGTTTGAATTCTTCTGTTCCGCCTCGTTCAACCATGTTACCTCTGTCCAACATTCTGATTACTTCTTCGCGCTCCATACCCAAACGCTTTTTCAAGTCGTCAGGGTCAATGTTCATCCCACGCACAAGTTCATTTACGATGTCAGCCATTGAAAGTACATAGTGATTTCCGCGAGCGCGATTATGTCTAATAGTTGCCATGCGTTGTTGTGCAGGGTCAATTTCGGTTATTCGTACAACCGGAACCAAACCACCAGTAAGAGCAAACACTTCAGGGTCGGCAGATGTTGACCAACGATGGAAACCGTCAACGATTTCTCCGTCAGGTCTCGCAACGATTGGTTGAGTCCACCCATCTTCCATGATGCTTACTTTTAGCAAGTTCATTTCTGTTTTAGGCATCTTGTTCGGGTTGTAATCATTTGCTTTAAGGGTGTTTCGGTCAACCCATTCCACAGAACTAATTGGTTGTTTCGTCAAGTCCATTTGATTTCTCCTTAGTGATTGCTTCTTTGTATTGGCGTACCATTGTTGAGCGAACTTTTCCTTCGCCAGTAGTTAGTCGTGGAACTGCGCGTAACTTGAAGTCGCCTTTTTCAGCAACCTTGTACAACAGTCGCCAGCCAACGCCAGTAACAGGATGCGGTCTAACAAGGATTGGGTCGGTTGTCTTTTTGTAGTGACGCTCAATGAAGTGCAGTATGTGGTTTGTAACCCAACGCTTTTGTTCGTCAGGATATTTTTCCAACACAGACATGATTCGCATTTCCCACGACTCATTTTCTGCAAGGTCGCTTTCAGATATTGCTCCTTGACCTGCGCCATACAATGCACCTCTCGCATATCGCGCTGCTGTGCTTGCACCTGGTACGCGTTCTGCCATCTTGTCCCAAACATCAGGGAAGCATTCTTTGAACATCCACAATGATTGCATTGGTTGTTCTCCGTATGGTGGCGCGATGCGTTGCAAGTGATGACCAATGCCTGCTAGTTCCATCAAATCGTAAGCACGGTTGTAATCCCATCCGAACACTTTTGGTGCTCGCCAAACATCCTTTGTTGACCAATCGTAGATTGGGTAAACCAACGATTGTCCTTTGCCTTGGTCCATGATGAAGTTGTCTTCAATTTTTCGAGTTACGGCTTGCCTTCTTCTTACTGATTCATCGGCGCGAATACCCATGATGAAGCAAACACTTCCGTACTTTCTTGCTGGGTAAAGAATTGGGTTAGAGCCTGCAATGGTTGTGCGTGTTTCAACTGGGTAGCAAGGCATCTCGGGTGCGTCTTTCCAACTCTTACCTTCAGGTGGTAAAGGTCGTACCCAAAGTTCTTCTGATTCGGGAGCCCACGGATACCACATTGTGTCTTCTGACGAGCAACTGTTTCTGTGTGCAATAGGTAAGCACCACCAGTCAAAGTCAATGTCTTCTATCTCTGCGGTTCTGCGAACATACTGTTCTGTCTCGTAAGGGATTGCTTCCTCATCAAAGTGCATAACATGAAGTCGGCGACCACGCTTACGCGCTTCCGCTAATGCAAGGTTTAAACAAACTGTGCTGTCTTTACCGCCACTAAACGAAACGATTGGATGGTCAAATAAATCAAAGGCTCGCGCAACTCTTTCTTGCGCCATTTCAAGAACATTCTTTTCAATGTGTTCTGCTTTGAGGATTACCCGATTTTGTTTTCCCGCCATTCCCTCACCACCTTTAGAAGTGCATCGTTTTTGTTTTCACATTCCGTCATCGCTAATGCTTGTCGCACTTCCTCAAACTCTGCAGGCTCAAAGAAAAAGGCTGCGGTTTTGGTGTTGTCTTTTGGTCCTGTTTGCTTTCCTTCTTCAAGTGGATTCACGCCACCATCTCGCGGTGCGTTCGCTAATAGTGGAACTGCCTGCAAAGTTAAGTTGAACTGTTCTCTGCGAAGTAAGTCGTCAAGGTCATCTTGGTCAAATATCAAACCATCCATATCAAATCCGCGAGCAAACTCTGAAAGCACTTCGGCTAATGCTGCTTCATCGTATGTAGCTAGGTCGGTGGTTCGGTTATCAGCCAACAAAATGCGAAGTGCCTTGTCATCATCAACTTCTAGTTCTTGTACTGCAATTTCTTTCCAGCCCAATGCTTTCGCTGCTTGCCATGTGTGGTTGCCAGCGATGATATGACCAGTTCCTTTTTGCACAAGGATTGGTTTGTATTGACCGTGTGCTTCTAGTGAAATGGATATTGCGCCGACATCGCCTTGACGAACATTTCTTGGATGTGGTTTGAAATTGTCAATCGGTGAAGCAAGTTTTTTGATTTCCGCTCTAATTTTCATGAAGCCTTACTTTAGTCGTATTCGGGATTTACTAGCAACTCTACTACTTCGTTCGGTTCTAGTAGCCAGCCTTTTGCTGGGTTGTCTGAGTGCGCTGCAAAAGTTCGCAACTTGGATGGCGCGAATCGAGTTGGTTGTTTATCTATAAACTTTTTCAACCGGTCAACATCTATGATGACGAACGACCCTTCAATGTTGAACACATAAACCCACCATCGCGCTTTAGTCACGCTTAGTCCGCTCGGCTTCCAACCGCGCTGATGCGGGTTCTGCATTGTCTCAATAACCATGCGACCATTCCGATAGCGGTCTGTCTTAACTTCCATGTCACCATCGCAGATTGTTTGCACAAACTGTCGGATGAGTTCCTCGCCTTTTTCACCGAAGGCTAAGTCTGCTTTGAAGTTAAACTTTTTGATGTCGTAACTCGGGTTGTATCCCATCAACTTCCACGCTAACCGTTAGATATTGCTGATATGCGCTTATATGCCCGACATAGAGGTTCTCTCCACAAAGCAACACCGTCAGGTAACAGTTGTCATTAACTGACAAATGAAGGTTTAACTAGCGAACTGACAGCGATTCCAACGGCTAAAGCAGACTCCAAAA